GGTTGTCCTCATCCCTGGCAATTTCCTGTAATGATGCCACGGCGGTTGGGATGGCGTTGGGTGACACATCAATGTTCTTTGCCAGCCATTCCACATACCTTGGGCTGGTGAAAAGTTTGCTGCCAAGATAGCTTGTTCCAAGCACGCCCAGGATGCCCTTGGCAAAGCCAAACTTACCCGCTCCAAAAGATCCGGCCAAGCTGGTGATTGTCGCCACTTGCATCAAGGCTCCAGCCGTGCCGCTGGGGTTTGGCTGGATATTCCCGCCCCTTCGGATAAGGGCTGCGGTTCTTGCGATCTTGTCCATGTTTGAGGAAAACTCGGAACCATATCTGCCGAAAAGTTGTTGTCTGGCTGGTTTGCTCAGATTGTTCCAGTTGGTTAGGAAGGTGTTTGTGCTGAAAATTTCCCCAGCCTCGTTTTGCAGGCCGGACGGAGCCATGCCCATTCTGGCGACAAACGCGGATGTGACGGCTTTCTGATCTTCCTTCGGAAGGCTTTTCATCAAGGCCGCAAGTCTGGTTCCACCGATCTTGGAGCCTTGTAGCGCGGCTTGGAAAATGGCTTCCGGCTCCTGCCGATTGATAAAGCTCTGGAGCTTGTCCGCTCTGGCGTGCATTGCCTCGCTATATTTGTTGGCTCGATTAAGAGCCTTAACCGCACCGGGGCCGGCCTTGGCTGCGGCTTGCCTCATATCCTCGGAAAGCGCGGCATAAAGCCTCTTAAACTCAGCCCTAGGCACATCGTTTAGGATGCTGATTCCAGCAAGGTTTTCGCCGATCCTTGAACGAAGGCTCTTGATTGCCTCGTATGGCAAGGTTCCGGTCTTTTTGTCCAAGTCAGCCTCAAATGCGGTGCGAATCGAGGACAGTTTCGGATTGGACATAACCTCGCTCAAGGCAGGCGCACCCTTGATCCCGCCCGAAATCTGGTCAAGCGTACCCTTGAAGTTGGACGGCTGGACAAGCATGTTGGGTTGGATGTAATTCTCGATATCTGAGTAAAGCCGTCTTTCCACGCCCCTCTTGGCCGCAAATGTCTCCGGCACGCCTTCACGAATAGCGGTTCCGGCCACGCTTGGTTCTGAAACCGGCGAAAGCTCCTCCCTTATTTGCGCCAACTTCTCTGAAATTTGTTTTTGTTGTCTTCCCGCAAACTCCTTAACGACACCAGCCGAGCCTGGGATTCTGGACATTCCGCCTTCGGCAAGCATTACCGGTATGCGCTGGGTGGCCTGTCCAGCCGTGGGCGTGGTTCCGGCAGCCCTAAATGTTTCAATGTTTCTGGCAATTTCTTGAGGAGATGCGGCTCCGGCTCCATCAACTCCGGCTCTCAATCCTCCACGAAGCCCAGTTTTGATTGCCTGAGAAGTTATGTTGGCAAGCGTGGGGACTGCGGCCGCACCAGCACCGGCGGCAACCTGTCCGGCTGTTCCAGCACCCTTTTCTTCGGCTAGGCGCGATGCACCACCAGCCAGCGGTGCTTGGATGGCCTGCATATAAGGCTGTTCGGACAAAATGGTTCCGGCGGCTCTTAGGCTCGGACTTGCGGCTTGGGTTAGAAATCTTCCAGCACCAAGAGGAGCGGCCAGCGAGGTCGTGGCCTCCATAGCTCCTTGGGCAACCTTCTCGGTCGTTGTGATAGGCTCCGGCAATCCAACATCCGTCTTGATCCTTTCAAGCACATCGCCCAGCGGTGGTAAACGCCTTTCCGATCCGGCCATTTCAGCAATGGTGTTGTAAATCCTTGGGACAATATCAAGCGTTGCCCCGGCAACCGCTCCTGCGGCCGCACCAGGAGCCGCACCAACACCGCCAAGAGTCGCACCCAGCGCGGCTCCCACCCCGGCTCCGGCTGAAACCGGACCGGTCATTCCCCTTATGGTCAGACCAAGTTGCCTTGGAATATATTCCTCAACCCCCTTGGGGGCGACCGCCTGCCTAGCCTGCACGACATTGCTTACAACCTTATTGATGACTTCTGGCGTTGCATCATCGGCAATGTCTATTTCCCCGATTCCCTCAATATCAATGATCGGCATTATTTCTCCGGAATATAATTGCCTTGGGCATCGAATTTAAGGCGGGGTCTCTCCCCAGCTTGCCCCGCTCCCTGTCCGGCGGGGGCTTGCGCGCCCTGTTGTGTTCCGACCCTCGATGTTGAAAACTTTAACGAATCTGGTATTTCGTATCCGGCATCCTGAAGGGCTTGCAATTTGTTCATATACTCACCCTTCCTTTGCACCGTGAATAGTTGCAACCTGTCTCCAAAGTCTCCGGCCATCGGGGTTCCAATTTCCTCAATAAATCTGTCCGCTTCCTGCGGGGTTACCGCGCCGCCGGATCTTGCCTTTAGGATCTGATTCCTAACTCCGGCAAATGCCTGATTCATTTTCGTGTAGTCTGGAGCCATTCCTACCGATGCTCCCAACGCACCCAGCGGGGCATCAATCGGTCCGTACAGATCCGGCCTAACCGCCGTCAAAGCCTGCTGACCAAGGTCAATGACAGATTTGATATCGGCAAGGTCTTCCGCGCTTTTAATCGGTAACTTTTTCCAATTTTCCTTTGCGCTCTTAAATTGAATATCCCTAGCCTGTTCAAGAGATGCGGCTCGAGCCATATTCCCAGAAGCCTTTGCTTCTTGAATTTGCTGATTCATAAATTCAAGCCTATTTGCCATTGCCTCAGTTCTTTCGTAAAGATTCCTGTCAACTTCATTTTGAGGAATTGCAAGTGGAACTTGCCCAAATCCCTCAACCATTCTTGATCCACTAAGCTCATTCATCCTTGCCCATGCTGCAGATTTTTGACCTTGCGTTGAATTGGGATCATTAAAAATTGCAAGAGATTCATCAATCTGCTTTCCACGAACCATCGGATCTTCCTTCTCAAGGCTACGCTGAAGAATTCTGGCGTTGAGTTCAGCGTTTTGCATCTGAAGCTCGCGTTGCTTTTTGGTTTCCGGCCCCTCGATATTGAATTGAAACGGCATAAACTCTCCTTACTTGCTGAAGCTGAAACTCGGGATAAGTCCGCTGATTCCGCTAAGAATCGAGCCAAATTGCTGTGCGCCGGTCGGCTGGGAGGCCAGCGCACGGGTGTAGGCTCCGTAAGTGTTGGCCTGGTAGTCGGACATGGTTCCGTAGATGCTGGCCGCATTGCTGGCAAGCTGAACAGGAATAGCGGGATTGGCGGTTTGATAGAACTGCTGTGGCATGCCTTGCGTCTGGAACTGGCCTGGTAGAGGCTGGTTGGCTTGGATGTACTGCTGGGCAGCCATATTCTGCTGGCCGAGCCGTTGCTGGGCAAGGTTGGCAAGCGAAGGTCCGCCAGCCAAGAAGCCGGAAGCCGCACCAAGGCGTTGCTGGGTCAATCCCTCACGAAGCGCAAGGTCACGCGCGGCTGCTCCTCCGGTCGTCTCGCCGGAGGCTAGGAATTGCTGTGCCGCGCCATATCGTGCAAGTTTGCGTTGCTCGCCAGCCGCGCCCAACTGCGCCGCTTCCTGCACTGCCGGTCCAAGGCCGAAGATGTTGCCACGGGCGGTCTGGGCGGCACGCACCGCCTGTTCGTATCCGCGCCTTTCCTCGGCTCCCAAGGTCGAGCCAAGGCGAAGTTGGTTGAGTGCTTCCTGTTCGATGGTGTTGCGAAGTTGCTCCGTCTGCGGAGTCGTCGTGGCAGGCAACTCCTCGGTCGCAAGCTGACGATAGCGTTGCCCCAGGCCGACTGCGGTCTTGTAGGATTCGGGGTCGATCTGTTTGAGTTGTTCGCCAGCGCGTTCTTCGGGCAACTTGATAAACTCGCGGAACGCCGTGATCTCTTTAAGCCCTTCCGCATCGGTCGGAGTAATGGGCTTGAAGTCTGTGATCTGCTGTCCAGCCTTAACAACCGCACCCTGCACGCTGGCAAGGTCTGCCTTTAACTGGTCAATGGAAACTTGAGCCGAAGTCCGGCGCGGATCATTGGCCGGAAGACCTTCAAGAAGTTTGTTGGCCGCATCCAGGCGGGATTGAATGCCGGGGATCTGGGAGTTGCCGTCCTCGACAATGCGGTTAAGACGGCCAAGCCGGGTGGCATTGTAATCGTCAACGATCTGTTGGTCGGAGACCTGAAAGTTTAGGCGGGATGAAAGATCGGATGCTCCGTAGTTTCTTCCAGCACCCAATTGGTTGATTGCTTGATTCAAATCCGCTCCTCCACCACCGCGACGAACACCACCGGTAAGTCCGGCAATCTGTTCGGCGAGTGTATTGTATGTGCCTTCGCGATTCATTAAATCGGCAAGTTGCTGTTCGTAGGTATCGCGCAAGTCAGTAATTCTTTGACCCTGTTGCCTAATGCCTGTGTCTTGGGCTTCTTTAAGGCTGGTAAATACATTCGGCTCGCTGATTGCTTTTTGATACGCCTTTATTGCGGGAGGGCTTGCCGCATAGCCAAGAGTATAATTGCGAGATCCGCCATTGCGCTCGGGGGCTTCAATCGTTGAAACGGTTCCATCGTCGTTGAGCTTATACCTGGTAAGCTGTGCGCGTTTTGCGTTTGCCTGTGCCTGAATACTTGGGGTGCGTGCAGCCTGCGCTCTTGACATATTAAATCTCCCCAGCCCTAAACTTCTCGGTCGTCTTCTTCTGAGCCTCTACGTTACGCGCCAACACATCACCAATCTCGGTGGTATAGGCAGGCGCACCGATCTGCGGAGCAATGCCTCCGGTGTAATTGACCGGAGCCACGCCGCCGCCATAAGCAACTTGCGGTTCCACGCTGGCAAACGGGCTAACCCCATAAGTGCGCTCGAACTGGCGGGTAAGCTGGCTTCCCAACCCACGATTCAAGGCAAAGGCTTCGGGGCTATACTCGTACTGCCGACGAAGCGTTTCCATCGTGCGCTGCGGTCCGTACTGCCTCTCAAGCTGGAGGCCGGTCTGAACCTGGGCAAGCTGGTCGGCTGCGGAAAGCTGGCGTTCCAACTGACGCTGTTCTGGCATATACTTGATCCGAAGGGCGTTTTCCAGAGCCGCAATGTCTGGAGCCTTCTCAACGTAGGTTTCCAACGAGGATCGGTAGAAAAGGGAATTGGCCTGCGCCGCCTTTAGGGGGTCGGGAGGAGGAGGGGGTGCTGGGATGGATGGTCCGCCGCCCATTAGTTTAGTGCCTTTCGCATAAAATTGTAGTAGTCATACTCCTTATATGTGCCGTTACGCTTGAAGGTGATCCTCCTGCGCGGACCGAATCTATCCCAAAGGATACTCAGCAGGCACTTTAGAGCCTTGCGACTCAAGGCGTTACTTTTACCATCAATCGAGGTCACGGTCAAGTCCACGAACACACTCTCTCCAGCTTCGTCATGTTCATAAGGCTCAGGGGCTTCCATGCCCTTAATGCACCTGGCAATGGCTACCCCAGCAACCTCATCCCCATCCTTGGCTACACCTACTAGGCCACGCTCGGAGTGCCAGTTAAACCACTCCCTAAAGGTTGGCCAGGTTGACTCCGGCACGCCGGAAGCCTCGATAAACTCTACCGCCGTCACGATATGTTCTTCTGCACCTCAATGGTGTCTGGATTGGCCGCAGCCGTGATTTGGCGGATGGCCATTTTGTTGGCCGCCGATTGGATCTTGATATTGATCAAACGCCATTTCTGGTACGCCCGAAGATCGCTGGCAAGCCTTTTCTTGACCGAGGATGGCAACTGAGCCGGGAGAACAAAGGGAAGGGTTAGGGCGGCACTGGAGATGTTTAGGTTGGGCTGAACGTCAATATCGCCAACATCAATATCCCGCTGGATGGAGATGGTCGTATCGGTCGAGAATGAGTCGTCAAAGACAATCTCAAAGTGGCTGCCATGCTTTTCGGCAAAAGGATCGCCAAAGTCCATATCGGCGGTGCGGACATAGGATTCGTAGTCAACTCCGGCATCTTGGTAGTCGGCAATTGTGACCTGTGCCGGGGTCTTGTATCCACTGTACTTTTGGATCTGTCCCGTGGTGGACTTCTTCATCAGCCGAAGCCCCTCGTCTTGGAAATTGGTCAAAGCAAACTGCATTACATTCGGAGTCCAAGTCCCCTCAAATGCCCCCAGTACCGTGTTGTACACAATGATGGTATCGTTAAAATCGTTTGACGCTGTCGGCACGGCAAGGAAGTAGCGGTTGTCGTAGAAAGCCGCCGTGCAGATCCCAATCTCGGCCACGTTGATTTCCTGAATAACATCCTTGATAACCTCTGAAATTGGCAGACCAACCGAGGTAAAGTCGTCCGCCGCAGACCTAACCAGAGAGCGGATGCCGTCATCGGAAAGGAAGAAGATGTCGGAATTGACCTGTACGGCTGAACCTTCCGCCACGCAGCCGGTGTTATTGGAGATAAGCTGGATCACCCAATCCGCCGCGCTGGTCATATCGGGAGGAATCGTAACTTGGAATATGCGCCGTTTCTTGAAGACGATGATGCGGTTCTCGTAGTACGGCACGATGGCCGTGATCTCGTCTCCGTCATCGGCGTTGATAATTGCGCTATTCGCCGCATCCCAAATAGAGGCATCCAGAATGTCGGAAGCGTAAAGCGTGTTGCGATTCCCAGCTGATCCAACGCCAAAGAGGCGGTTGCCGGTGTTGATTAAAAGCCTGAGATTGAGCGGAGGCGGGCTTACCGTGGCGGTGGCGGTAGCACCGGAGCCGTTGCCAATAATGGTTACGGTCGGTGCGCTAGAATAACCAGACCCGCCATCCACCACGGTTACGCTCGTGACGGCTCCACCGGCCACTTGCGTGATTAGGGTTGGAAGCGTTCCGCCCCAATCCGGCCCGGTAACGATGGCCGTTGCGCTGGTGTAGCCTGTTCCGCCTGTCGAGATTGTGATAGCCCTAACCTTGCCGCCCTGCCTTGTGGCAACGTCACCGTCGAAGTAATACAATGGACCGTCCGCATCGGCCAAATACATCTTGTCATTAAACTGCGCCATGCTGACCTTGGTATCAAAAGTTGTTGAAAATCCGTCAGCCCACTGCTGGTTCTCGTTGTTCCAAATGCGAGTTACGCCGGTAAACGAATCCCAGATTTCATCCGGCGGGTGCAGGGTTGCGCTTCCGTTGGAGTTGATGCTGTAAAGTCTGCCCTGTGTTACCGTGACAAGGTTCTCGTATTGCGCCGTATCATAATACCGCATCCCGCCAATCGACCCCTCTTGGCTGGTCGCCGTGGTGTTGAAGTTGACCAAGCCACGCCGGGTCTCAAGACTCCCCTTGGGAGACAGGGTCATGTTGACCAACTGCTGAACTTGGTTCTCAGCCAAGAGGTCTGATTGCAAACCGCTGGCCTGACCACCCGCAAAACTGCGGATGCCGTCAAACGCCAATAGGTCGTCGAGGTTGTCCGAGTAGTATGGCATTAGGAGGCGGTGATTTCTTCGGTGGTGAGGTCGCCCAGGCTGGACGGCGTGATCTGCTTGATTCCGCCAACCTGCGAAAGCTCGTAGTTAGCCATCGCCGCAAGGTCGGCATTGGCGGTCTGAACGACCGATTGCGCCTTGGCGTACTGCCGTTCACGTTCCAAGGCATCGGCGTGTGTAAGCGAAAGCACGACCTGGTGAACGTGGGGTAGGCGAAGCTCGTCATCCAACGCTTGTGTGGTGGGAGGGAAATCAACGATAAGGTTTGTCCTGGTAAGACACTTCAGTTTCTCCACCACCCGCAGGCTTATCGTCCCAGCAGTTTCCAATCGCGGATACAAATCAAGCTGTGCAATTCCGC